CCAAACTAGAAACTTTGATACAGATAGTGATGGTAATAATTTTATTCAAATTACAGGATCTTACCTAAATAATAGTAGATTTGTAAGAGTTAAATCAGTAACTAACCCTACTATCAATTATTTAGATAATGAAGGTAACTTCAAATCCGAATATACTTCATCATTACCACAATTAGGAAGTGGATCATTTAGAAACCCAGCGGAAGAAGGAGCTTTTGGAGGTGCAGCGGGTCATACGTTTGGAAAAGGAACGGGTAATGTTAAATTAAAAATGAATGATGAAATTGCATCAGATTCAATCCAAGGATTAGTTGCAGCTAACTATACAGCTTCACTAAACTTATTAGAAAATAAAGACGAATATGATTTTGAAATTTTAACACTCCCAGGTGTTAATATGCAAAACGGTGCTATAGCAACAACAACAGCTATATCAACTGTAACAGAAAGAGGAGATTCAATTGCAGTAATTGATCCTAGAAATTATGGATCAACTATAAACCAAGCAATTACATCTGCAGCAACAGTAGATTCTAGCTTTGCAGCTACATACTGGCCATGGGTTCAAGCACTATCACCTGAAACTAATAAATTAGTACAGGTACCTGCTTCAACACTAATACCAGCTGTCTATACTACTAACGATAGATTAGGTGCTGAATGGTTCGCTCCAGCAGGATTTAATAGAGGTGGTGTAGTAGGTGCAATTCAAGCAGAAAGAAAATTAACTCCATCTGATAGAGATAAATTATATTTAGGAAAAGTTAATCCGATTGCTTCTTTCCCAGGACAAGGTCCAACTATATTTGGTCAGAAAACACTACAAACAAAATCTACAGCGTTAGATAGAGTAAATGTTAGAAGATTATTAATAGAGCTTAAAAGAGTAATTGGTCAAATTGGTGAAGGATTATTATTTGAACAAAATACAGCTGCCACAAGAGGTAGATTCTTAAACCAAGTTAATCCATACTTAGAATCAGTACAACAAAGACAAGGTATATTCTCGTTTAGAGTTGTAATGGATGATACTAATAATACACCAGATGTAATAGATAGAAACCAATTAGTAGGTCAAGTATTTATTCAACCAACAAGAACGGCTGAATTTATAATTCTAGACTTTAACGTTACACCAACTGGGGTAGAAATTTAAAAACATAATATTTATAATAAACAATAAAAATGGCAGTAAAAGATCCAAATGAAATAATGTTCACCGCCTTTGAACCAAAGGTGCAAAATAGATTTATTATGTTTATCGATGGTATTCCATCATACTTAGTAAAGACTGCTTCTGCTCCTGGATTTGACGCTGGTGAGGTGGTATTAGATCATATAAATGTATATAGAAAAGTAAAAGGTAAAGTAAGATGGAATGATATGACTTTATCACTATATGACCCTGTAACTCCATCCGGTGCACAAGCCGTAATGGAATGGGCAAGATTAGCGCATGAAAGCGTAACAGGTAGAGACGGTTACTCCGATTTCTATAAAAAAGACATTCAGCTAGATATTTTAGGACCTGTAGGAGATGTAGTATCTCAATGGGTTATAAAAGGCGCATATTGTAAAACAGCAACATTTGGAGAATACGATTGGAGTGCTGAAGCAGCAGTTAGCCTAGATATCACAATAGCTATGGATTATTGTATCCTAAACTTTTAATTACCCAACTCTCCATACCCTAAGGTGTTCTTCGGAACACCTTTTTTTTTTCTTATATATTTATATCCACAAATAATAAGTTATTAAAACATGGAAGAGAAAGTTACAAAAACAAATTTTAAATTTCCCACAGAAGTAATTGAATTACCTTCTAAGGGCTTAATTTACCCGAAAGATAATCCATTATCATCTGGTAAAATAGAAATGAAATATATGACGGCTAAAGAAGAAGATATTCTTACTAATGCTAATTATATTCAAAAAGGTATTGTATTAGATAAACTAATAGAATCTTTAATTGTATCAAAAATAGATTACAATGATCTTATCGTTGGAGATAAAAATGCATTATTAGTAGCCGCTAGAGTATTAGGTTACGGTAAAGATTACGAATTTAAGGCTATTAACCCAACAACTAAACAACAAGAAGACTTTAGTATTGATTTATCAACTTTAAAAGATAAAAATATAAATCCTAAAGATTTAAAAGAGGAAGGAGTAAATGAATTTGATTTTACTTTACCTCATTCTAAAACTTTAGTTAGTTTTAAATTATTAAGTCATTTAGATGAGAAAAGTATTGAAAGAGAAATAAAAGGATTACAAAAAATTAATAAAGAATCCAATCCTCAAACTACCACTAGATTAAAATACTTAATTACTTCAGTTGATGGTGATAGAGAAAAGAAAACAATTAGAGAATTTATTGATACTTACTTACTAGCTAGGGATGCTAGATCATTACGTGAGGAAGTTAGAAGAGTAGCTCCTGATGTAGAATTAGTATACAATAGTGATGATGTAGAGGAGGGCATCGATATCCCTATTGATACTAGCTTTTTTTGGCCTGACGCCGGAATATAGATCAAATTTATTTTCCCAAATACATGAAATAGTATTTCATGGACAGGGTGGGTATGATTGGCATACTGTTTATAACATGCCTATTTGGTTAAGAAGATTCACTTTTCAAAAGCTTCAAGAGTACTATGAAAAGCAAAACGAACAAACTAATAAATCAAATAAATCATTAAAAAATTCATCATCCAAAGAATTATTAAGACCAGGGGTTACTCCATCTGGTGCTTATAATACCCCAATGCCTACTAAAAAGTAGGCATTTTTTATATTTATATGTGCAATATTACTTAAATGGCATTAAACGAAAAAGAAAAATTAACATTAGCTAAAGAACGTTTAGCAGTTGAAGAAAAAATATCAGCCCTACAGGGTAGGGATATCTCTCAGAATTTTAGCGAAGTAGAAAATATTAAAGAAATTCTTTCTTTAAACACAAAAAAGACTGAATTTGATAGAGAAATATTAAAAAGTGCTAGAGATCTTAATGATCAAGTTTTAAAAAATATAGGTGGTATAACTACTATTAATAAACTTACTACTGCTAGACAAAGGACTGAAGCTAAAGCTAATAAAGCAAAAAAATTAGCCGATGAAGTTACTAATTCACTTACTGATAAACAACAAGGTTACTTATTAGATGTAAAAACTCTTAGGAAAGAAGAACTTGAAAACCTTAAAGAGGCGGCAAAAGTCCAAACAAAGATTGATGAGGGAGTTATGACCCAAAAACAAGGGCAGTTTCAATTAAATATATTTAAAAAGGCCGCTAATGATGCAGATGTTGCTCAAGAAAAAATAATTAGAAGAAAACTTACTGATAGTGCTAAATTAGTACTTTCTAGTGAAGCACTTGCAGAAGCAGGATTTGAGCAAGTTAAATTACAAAAGGATGTTTTAAAAGTAACTGATGGTGCAGCTATTAAAACGGCTGAGTTTTTAAAACTTATACCTGGTTTTGGTAATGTCGCTACTCAAGTAATTGATAGTATTGATGAAGGAATAGAAGATGTATTGACGGGGGAAACTAGTATTAAAGAATTTAAAGAGGAATTTAGTGGTATAAATGTATTAGGAAAGTCTGTATTTTCTAAGTTTAATATGATAACTGTAGCTGTTGGAGCTATATCTAAAGCCATACTAGAGGTTAATAAACAACAAGTTCTTTTAACAAGAAATCTAGGTCATTCTTTAGAATTATCTAAAGTTGTAACCTCAGAATTTGCGTTAACTAGTGAAGTATTAGGACAAGCCAATAGTTTAGTAGAACAATTTGGTATTAATGTACAGGATGCTTTCACTCAGGAAACTTTAGAATCAGCTACAGAATTACAAGTTGCTGTAGGATTAACAGCTGAAGAAGCTGGTGAGCTTGCTTTTTTATCTACAGTAAGTGGAGATAATTTTGAAAGACAATTAGAAAGTGCAGTAAAATCAGTAAATCCTTTATTATCTGCTAGAAAAATTTTACAACAAGTAGGTAATATTTCTTCATTTATATCTTTAAACTTTGATAATAATGTAACAGCATTAGTTTCGGCCGCTAGTAAAGCAAAAGAATTAGGATTAGAATTATCACAAGTGGATAAAATAGCTGATAGTTTATTGGATATTGAATCCTCTATTACCTCAGAATTTGAGGCTAGAATAATTACTGGCCAAGATTTAAATCTTAATATGGCAAGATTTTATGCCTTTAATAATGATTTAGTAGGAGTAACTAGAGAGATAGGTAATAATCAAAAAATAATTAGTACTTTTGCTGGGACTAATAGAGTAGCTCAAGATGCTATTGCAGGTGCATTAGGTTTAAGTAGAGAGGAAATATCTACTATGATTAGAGAACAAAAAGTATTAAATGGTATGACAGATGAAGCAAGAGAAGACCAAAGATTAGGTGATATTAAGGCCGTAGAAAATGTAGAAAAATTAAAAAAATCATTCCAAAGATTATTTGAATCAGCTGCAATATTTTTAGAACCTATAGTCTCAGGCCTTACTTCACTGGTTTCAATACTTAATGTTGTAACTAAAGGAATAAATGTAATAGGTAGTGTATTTAATCCCGGATTTTTTAGAAATCTTACAAATTTCTTAGCTTTAGCAGCGATAGCAGCAGGATTTATAATGGGAGGACCATTAGGTGGGTTTGCAGTAATGGGGGCTTTAACGGCAGTAGGTGATGTAGCTACTGTTTTAGGTAATGATGTGTACTCTCCTGGATATGGTAAAAGAACACTTTTAGCTCCCGAAGGAGCTATTGCCCTAAATAATGATGACACAGTACTTGCTGGAACTAATTTAGGAAGAAATTCTGGTTACTCCAGATCTCAATTTAAAGAATTAAAAACTGCAGTAAGAGAAGGAGCATCAGAAGCAGTACTTGCTATTGATGGACGTAGGTTAATGGCCAGTACACAAGTAGCTAATGTAATAGAACAACGACAACACCCAATTTAAAATATTTATAACCAAATAACACATTATGAGCATCTTAGAAATTTATAAAAACCCACCTAATGACGGAAGACAAATTCGTTTTCAGGATGGTAACGTACCCAGTGCTGAAAACAGTTATACTCCTTATCAAAGAAATGATCAATCATCATTAAGAAATTCAGACTTACATTATGAAGCTGTTGAATTACCAGGATATTCAACAGATGGAACACCTAAAGTTAACTTATATAATTCTCAATATTACGCTGTAGGTGAAAGACCATCGGATTTATCAATGAATCAAGGTAAAGTAATAACTACACCAGA